CCTGCGAAGCGCTGCTCGATTTTATGAACAACCCCTTGCCCCTCGAAAGATGGGCCTGCTTTGAAGTCAGGCGTCCGGAAAGCGATTTCGAAGCTCTTGGCATTGCGGAGGCAATGGCCCAGCTTCAGAAGAACCAGATTCCGTGGCTGTGCAAGCTGTACAGGCGATGGCTGGACAAGCCTGTTGATTTCGAAGTGTTTCGCCGTGAGGCATACGAGAACTGCAGGGGCCTCAAAGAACTCTGGCATGAACCCTTCCGTGCTGTATTTGAAACCACTACGCACTTGATTCATGTACGGTTCAGCCTGATGTCCGGCAGGGTGGTTTACGCAGAAAACTGGGTGAGAAAATAAGCGTCCTTCGGGGCGCTTTTTCTTTGCCCACGTCGCTGCCACGTTTGCCCCTGTCGCGGGAACTTAGCGCCCGATGGCATTGTTCCTCGAGCGTGGCTGGCGGGCGGGAACGTGGGCCAACGTGCGCCGCGATTTGAAAACTCCATGAACGACAAAAAAAGCCGCCCCTTTCGGAGCGGCTCTCGAAGTCTTGGGGGATCACAGCGTGAAGCGCTTGCGGCGAAGGCTTCGATTCAGTGCCGGTACAAGAACCCGGTTGATTTCGGAGCTGAAGCCCAGCTTTTTGTATGCATGGAAGATGCCGTTGTAGTAGTTTACCGTCGGCGGTTCAGGCCGGATCAGATTCATGATGTAGACCATGCCCTTGATTCGAGAGCCGTCTTCCATGATCACTGTGCGGGTATGCTTGGTGTAGTAGCTGGGGAAACCTTCGTAGCGGTCGAGCCTGCGCTCGTCTTCCGCATCGATTTCCCAGACGGCAACCGGCACCTTTGCATCCCTGGCTTTCGAGCGTTCAACAGTTGCATGCAGGTAAAACTCAAGCCTGTGCTTGGGCAGGTAGCCCATGCCGATCAGCCTGGCGTTGGGGCAGCGGAATGCCATCTGTTCTTCCACCATATTGGAACCGTATGCGATGTATTTCATAGTATCTACCTCCTTGATTTCAAAGCGTGTATCACCAGAGCCTGCCGTCGATGTACAGCCCGTCGCGCTGGTAGGTCTTAAAGATTGATTTGAAAGCTGTGCAGGTTTCGGCAAAGAGCTCGTCGTTCCCGGCAATGTATTCAAAATCATCGTTGCTGGGTTCATCCGGAACTGTGTTAATCCAATCCATGTATGCTTCTTCATTGTTCATGCAGCGGATGATTTCGTGCATGGCCTTTACGATTTCAAAGCGTTCAATCATTGTTGTACTCCTTTCCGATGGACTTTCTGCCCTTGCAGCATGTTATTCATCACTCTGAAGGGCAGAAAAGTCAAGCGCTTAATGTGCCTGTGCGAATTCTTATTCTTCGAGTCCGACGTACCTGGCGTAGCCAAAGCCCTGCGGATCAATGATCAGCACGGTCAGCGAGCCCTTGCAGGTTACCCGCATTGCGGCAACAGCCTCGCCCTTCATGGGGTAGTCATGATTTGAGAACGAACGGATCCAGTCGCGATCTTCGTAGAGATTTGAAAGCAGGTCAAAGAAAGCATTTTCTTCGAGCTGTATCTCCTGGGCGACGTAGTACTCATCCGGTGCCTGGCCGTCGTTGCTGAGTAAGTACTGTGTACTTTCTTCCCGGACTTCGTCGATGTCCACGGCCTTGCGTACAAAAACTGTCTTGGGCATTGAATGTACCTCCTTGCTTGATTTGGAAGCCTTGGCTCCCGCGACCAGCACCGAAATGTCCGGTGTGGTTTCGGCCCGGGCCAACGGGCCATCGTCAGGCGGGTTGATTCAGAAGCTTTTCGGGGTAGGCGCTCTCTGTGCCGCGATGAACCCGAAGCAGCCAGCGCGCATGCTTTCGCAGCTCCGGGAGTGTGCGTTTGACACGCTGTTCGCCGTCGACCTTGCATAGCAGTATGTGGTTGATGTATTCGAAAGTGCTGTCATCGAACCAGTCGAAGATATCCATGCAGGTTTGCAGATCCAGTTTTGCCATGTGTGTACCTCCTTCAGCTGTCCAGGTCTTTGAAAAATTCGAGAGCCTGTTCCAGCAGGTCGTTTAGCCTGCGCAGGTCACCGACCTGTGCCCAGTTGGCGGTTTCCTCGATTTGTGAGCGTCGTTCAACGCGGCCTGCCAATTCAAGCAGGCTGTCCTCAATTTCTTCACGCAGTCGGGCGTGGGCGTATGCTGCGGTATCAAAGTATTCCATAGTGCACCTCCTGAATTTGGGAACTGTGTCAGTTGAACTCGATGGTGAACATGTTCCTGCCGCCGATCCAGAAGCTGTTCTGGGTGAGCGGATCCTCGAAAAAGCTTTCCTGTGCCTCGCTGATGTATTTCTTGAGTCGGTCAGCACCGAGCATTTCGCTCAGAGCCTTGCGTGTGGTTTTCTTTCCGTTGAGATAGAACGTGGTCTTCATGGTGTGTACCTCCTTGCTTGATTTGGGAACTGTGGCTCCCGCGACCCCGCTTGGGGTTTCGGCCTGTGCCGCAGGCCATCGTCAGGCGGGCTTGTGATTCCGGAGGAATCGGGCGTACTCGATTTGGATCCTTTCGGTGATCCGGCGCTCGAGCTCGGCCTCACCGGCTTCGTTGAGCACACGCTCCATGTGCCCCCAGGCGGGCCGGTATCGGGTAAGATCCCAGCGCTTCCGTGCCCAACCGGGCAGGTCGCCGTCGTTGTGGTAGCGGTAGTAGCTGTGGAATTCCTTCAGGGTCGCCTGGGTGTATTTGAAACCTGCGGCCTCCATTTCGTTGTACTTGGCCTGTTCCGGCCCCTTGCTGTTCCAGTAGGTGTGTTCGAACATGGGTATGCCTCCTTGATTTGAAAGTGTGCGGCTTCCCGCGACGCTGGGCGTTTCGGCCCGGAGCCACCGGGCCATCGTCAGGCGGGTTGATTTGAAAGCCTTACGCGGCCTGTCTCCAGGCGGCGTTGCCGGGCAAATTCTTGAGCAGGTGCAAACGGGCGGTTTTGAATTCGTCGCCAATCAGGCCTAGGCGCAGAAGCCAGCACCGGAAGGTGTACTTCGGGTTGTCGGTTTGCGGACGGTTCGGGCTTGCCGCCTTGGTGGTCAGCGCCTGTGCGCTAATGGCCAGGCACAGCTGAATGTAGGCTTTGACTTTCCCGGCGTGAAGTGTGCCGTTGAAGGCGCGGAACTCGATGGTGTGCGCCGGTCGTTCCGTAGAAAAGGTCGCGTGGAGGTTGAGCAGGTGGTAGCGGCTGGAGTCGTAGTGCGTAGCGGCACACAATTGCCAATTGGTGCTGCCGCTGTTGTGCCGGTACCATACCTTGGCGAAGGCCTCTATGGTCGTTGGCTTGGACCGGTTGATGGCCTGCAGGAAATTCTGGTCCACCGGCCTGCACCAGCGGTCCCTGCGCATGGGCGTGATGCCCAGCGCCATGGTCAGCAGGTCTTCCTTGGCGTTGACCAGGTTGACCAGCCTGCGCAGGCTTTGCGGGGTGTGTTCTCCAAGGCCAATGTGCACGTGGATGCCGCAGGAGCTGTCCGTGGTTGCACCGGCCTGCTTGATGGCCCGAACCACTTCCTGCACCATTTCAATGTCCTCCCAGCGGCACACCGGGCTGACCACCTCCGCTGATGGGTCGGTGACCGAGCCGTCGCGCTCGACCGTCCACTTGCGCCCGTCAGGCATGCGCACTTCCCAGTTGCCCAGGTGTGAGCCTACGAACCGGGCGGTCGTCCCGAAGTGTGCTGCGATAGCCTCTGCGGTACGCTTGCAGCCCAGTCCCGTGGTTTCAATCTCGATACCGAAGGTTTGGTTTTTCATGGGCGTTCCTTTCGGCCCGGCGGCTTTTCCCGCCCGCGGCCCGCCCGGGGGGTGTGCCCCGCGGCGTGACACATACATCGCTCTTTTCGCCCGAAATAGCAACCCGACCAAACCACCAACGTTTTTTGCCGAAAATAGCTCTTAATCGACAAAGAAAAACGCGCTACTTATATAGCGCGTACGCGGGCGAACCCCTGGCTGCGTATCCCGTAGCTACGGGGTTTGTGTAGCTTTTCCGGCCCGGAAGGCCGAGCTTTTGCCCGAATTGCGCCGCCCACCGCCCCGCGTGTGCCCGAAAAGGGCTTTTTCCCGGCCCGTGCCGGGCTTTTTTTTGCCTGCGGCGGGGTTTTGCCGGGGATCTGCCCTGGATCCGGCTCCGGATCCGGCCTTGGATCTGCCCCCTGGATCCCGCGAAGCGCGGCCTTTTGCGCGGCGGATTGGCTTTTGCGCCCGTCGCTGCCACGCTGCCCGCCGGTGCGCCCCGCCCGCAGCGCCCGGGGAACCGGCCCGGCCTCCGCCGCCCCCGCCTCGTCGGGGCAAACGTGGCCCCGTCCGGCCCGCCCGCCGCTGCCGCGAAAGCCCCGGCCCGGCTTCGGCCCGGTTGCGCCCCGAAAAGCGGCTCCGGCCCGCCGTCCGCGCCGCCGAAGGGCCTGCCTCGGCGAGCCCCGGAAGGCCGGAAGCCGCCGTGTGGCCCGACGCCGCCCTGTGCCCGGGGAGGGGGGATCAAATCCCTAAACGCTATATAAAGGAGACCGCGCGCCCCTCTCGCGTGAATTTTCGCGAAATTGGGGGGTGGGGGTAAGACATAAAAAAACTGCCCCGTGAGGCAGTTTGAAGTGATAAATAAGCAAGTATCGCGTGATACCTGCTTTAAGCTTGATTCAATTTTTGTATGTCAGAGTTGCTCAAATGAACTTCCGCATGACACGAAGGTAATCCTTCTTTGAGTTGAAGATGGCAAGCACGTTGACCATCTTCTGTGCTTCATCGATGTTGTAAAAAATCAGATAGTCCTTATGCACGATGTAACGATAGTCCATGCTGCGCAGAATACGGTCTTTCGGTAATGCACCGGCCTGGGGAAAGTCTGCCAGACGCTTGCATTCTTTTTGCAGTTCCAGGACAAAGCCTTTTGCGATCTCTTTTTCCATAGAACGCTCTGCAATGTAAAAGGCTATTTCGCGAAGGTCCTGCTTTGCGGTTTCGGTGATTCTGACCTGATAGCTCATTGAAGCACCTCATCCAGTTCTCCGAGAATGTCATCAAAGGCCTCATCAAGTGCCTGCGTTCTGCCGAGCTTTACATCATCCATTGCCTGTGCCAGATGGGCATATACAGCAAGCCGGGCTTCCAGCTCACTGATATATTGCTGCTGATCCACGAAATCTTCGTGGGAGAGAACAACAGTATCCTCTTTGCCGTTTACGGTGATGGCAACCGGATTGCTTCTGGTGAGCGTGGAAATCTGGTTGTAGTTCGTCCGCAGTTCCTTAGAAGGACGAATTGATATGCTGCGCTGCATGAGAACACCTCCTTGAAGTAGTCATATTGTAGCACAATTTGACAACGACGTCAAGGCTGCTGAAATAGATATCAAGATATGGAAGGACTGAAGTAATGAAAACTGAAATGAATTTGCAGCGAATCCCTGTTGATAAGCTTAAGCCTGCAAAATATAACCCCAGGAAAGACCTGAAGCCCGGTGATCCTGCCTATGAGAAGATAAAGAAGAGCCTGCACACCTATGGCTATGTGGATCCGGTCATTTGGAATGAGGTCACCGGCAATATCGTAGGCGGCCATCAGAGATTCAAGGTGCTTACGGCAGAGGGTGCAACGGAAATCGACTGCGTGGTCGTTCATATTGAAAACCCGCAGGATGAAAAAGCCCTGAACATTGCGCTGAACAAGGCAGTTGGTGAGTGGGAACCGGTTGCCCTGGCAGAGCTTCTTCAGGATTTGCAGTCTTCGGGCTATGAAATGGATTGCACCGGTTTTGATGCTGCTGAGATTGATGACCTGTTTTCCAAGGTTCACGACAAGGACGTAAAGGATGATGACTGCGATATCGATCCTGAAGAGGTGAAACCTTTTGTAGAAGCCGGGGATGTCTGGATTCTTGGTCGTCACCGGATGGTATGCGGCGATTCCACGAATCCGGACGATGTCAACCTGCTCATGGATGGCATCAAAGCAAACCTTGTGGTAACGGATCCGCCCTACAATGTTGCCTATCAGAGTGCGGATGGCAAGTCAATCCAGAATGACAGCATGGGCGATCAGGCTTTCTATGAGTTCCTCCTGGCAGCGTTTCGGAATATGGCCAGCCACATGGCAGAGGGCGGCAGCGCCTACATCTTCCATGCAGACACCGAAGGCTTGAATTTTCGCAGAGCCTTCAAAGAGGCGGGCTTCCATATCTCCGGTGTATGTATCTGGGTCAAGAACAGCCTTGTGCTTGGTCGTTCTCCCTACCAGTGGCAGCACGAACCCGTTCTCTACGGCTGGCTTCCCAACGGCAAGCACAAGTGGTTTTCTGATCGGAAGCAGTCCACGATCTGGAACTTTGATAAGCCCAAAAAGAATGGTGAGCATCCCACGATGAAGCCCATTCCTCTGGTGGCTTATCCCATCAAGAACAGCTCTGCCCCCAATGGTGTGGTATTGGATCTGTTTGGCGGATCGGGTTCTACGCTGATTGCCTGTGAAGAAACGGATCGAATTTGCAGAACCATGGAACTGGATCCCCGCTATGCCAGCGTGATTGTACAGAGATATGCCATGTACAAGGAAAATACCGGTGATATCAGGGTTATCCGACATGGCGAAGAGCTGTCCTACGACGATGTTGTTGGAGGGCGGGAATGATAAAGGTAAAACTTATGAATCCTGAGGTTGTTGAAAACCTCTACAAGCAGCATGGCAAGTTTGCTGCGGTTTGCTACGATTCTTCCGAAGAAAATGCCGTTCATATCGGAAAAGCCTGCCAGGAGAAGGGACATATGAGTGGTAGCAGGTGTAGTTACATCATCTTCCGCATTTCGGGTGTGGACAGAGGTACCGCAGAGCAGATGATGCGCCATGAAATTGGAACTGCCGTCCCGCTTGAAATGCAGGACAATTATTCCATTGAAGACCTGCTCAATGCGATTACCCGGGTTTCGCCGGACCATATCGTCAAGAACTGCGCATCCTTCCGCTACATCGACAAAGCCGGGTTCAACTGGGCGACACCCGGTTCAATAGCCAGCTGTCCTGAAGCAAAACGTGAGTATGATGCGCTTATGGATATCATCAACGAGAAGCGGCAGAACATCAAAAACGCACTGGTGGATGCCGGTTATCCCGAGCGCGCAGCGATCCAGGACGCAAATTTTGTCCTGCCGAGAGCCACAACCACGGATCTTATGATCGGATTTACTCCAGAAGCGCTCATCCATTTTTGCCATAAGAGAATGTGCAGCCGTTCTCAGGAGTTCATTCGAAAAATTGCCTACGGGATGCGGGAAGAAGTGTTTGAATACTCACCGCGCCTGGCATGGGAGATGAAACCGCAGTGCGAATACCTGATGTGGTGCCCGGAAGGCCAGAGCTGCTGTGGCCGTTCTCCCACGAAACTTGATCTTCAGCAGATGATCTATGATGCTCAAAAGCGATAATACTCAGAAAGGAGGTGCTCCAGATGGCAACACGCGGAAGAAAACCCAAACCTACAGCGCTTAAAGTCCTGGAAGGTAATCCGGGCAAGCGACCGCTGAATGCAAATGAACCTGTGCCGCCGAAGGCAACAATCAAGTGCCCGAGCTGGCTCTTGCCGGAGGCCAAAAAGGAATGGAAGCGCCTCGCACCGGCACTTGAAGCCATGGGCGTTCTTACCATGGCGGATCAGACTGCCTTTGAAGGGTATTGTCAGGCCTATGCCCGCTGGAAGGAAGCTGAAGAGTTTATTACCCAGCACGGCAGCATTTTCAAAACACCGTCGGGTTATGTTCAGCAAGTACCTCAGGTCAGCATCGCCCAGCAGAATCTGAAGATCATGCAGTCGTTCTGTTCCGAGTTTGGACTGACCCCTGCAACACGTGCCCGCATTATTGCCGGTAACGGTATGGAAGATGGCTCTTCGGATGACCCGATGGAGGCGATCCTGAAAGGCGGGTGGGGCTGATGTTTGATGAAAAAAGGGCCATGCGCGTCATTAAGTTCATCGAATGTCTGAAACACACCAAGGGTGAGTTCCACGGGAAGCCCTTCACGCTTTTGCCCTGGCAGGTAAAGATCATCAAGGACGTATTCGGTACGGTCCGCGATGAGGAACCGGATAAACGACAATATACGACAGCTTATGTCGAAATTCCCAAGAAACAGGGCAAGTCCGAGCTGGGCGCAGCCATTGCGCTCAACATGCTCGTAAATGACGACGAATGGAAAGCTGAAGTTTATAGCTGCGCTGCTGACCGCCAGCAGGCGGCTATTGTTTTTGATGTTGCTGTGGACATGGTCAGGCAGTCACCGGCGCTTATGAAGCGGATAAAAATCATCCCTTCCACAAAACGCATGGTGTATCAGCCAACCGGCTCCATTTATCAGGTACTGTCCAGTGAAGTTGCGACCAAGCACGGCCTGAATGTTTCGGCCTGCATCTTTGACGAACTCCATACCCAGCCCACACGAGCGCTTTATGATGTAATGACCCAGGGTTCCGGTGACGCCCGAAAGCAGCCACTTTGGTTTTTTCTGACAACAGCGGGGACCGACCGGAACTCTATTTGCTGGGAAGTGCACCAGAAAGCGCTCGATATCATTGAAGGGCGCAAACG